AAGTCTATCTCATCGGTGGGATATTTACTATGGTATGCTCTGTTTCATCCAGAACAGACTATTGCGATCCTAGCAAACAAAGGTGCAACTGCACGTGAGATGCTGGCTCGTATTACATTAATGCTTGAGAACCTACCGTTCTTTCTACAACCTGGGTGTAAAGCATTAAATAAGGGTTCCATTGAGTTTTCTAATAATAGCCGTATCATCGCTGCTGCTACTTCAGGATCGTCCATACGAGGCATGTCTGTCAATCTCCTATTCCTCGACGAATTTGCTTTCGTTGAAAATGCCGCAGAGTTTTACACTTCAACATACCCTGTTGTGTCGTCAGGTAAATCCACAAAAGTAATTATTACTTCTACAGCAAATGGTTTAGGTAATATCTACCATAAGCTATGGGAAGGTGCTGTACAAAGCACAAATGAATTTAAACCATTTAGAGTTGATTGGTGGGATGTTCCAGGCCGTGATGAGGACTGGAAGAAACAAACAATTGCGAATACATCAGAGTTACAGTTTAACCAAGAATTTGGTAATACCTTCCACGGCACTGGCAATACTCTGATATCAGGAGATACACTACTTGCGCTAAAGGCACAGAATCCTATCTTTACGCAAAATAATGTAAAGGTATATGTTAAACCAGAAGAGAATCATAACTATATGTGCTTTGTCGATGTGGCAAAGGGTAGAGGTATGGACTATTCAACTTTTAATATAATAAATGTATCTACACAACCATTTCAACAGGTAGCAGTATATAGAGATAATATGATCTCACCATTGCTTCTGCCAGACATTATATATAAATACGCTAAGACTTATAATGATGCTCATGTTGTTATAGAATCAAATGATCAAGGATCAGTTGTATGTAATGGATTATATTATGATTTAGAATATGAAAATGTGTTTGTTGAATCTATGATTAAAGCCAATTCAATTGGTGTAACAATGACCCGTAAAGTCAAGCGAATTGGTTGTTCTAATATTAAAGATCTTGTAGAACAAAACAAGATTAATATTGTTGACCAAGATACAATCATAGAAATGTCAACGTTTGTCTCTAAGGGTTCTTCTTATGAAGCATCAGATAATAATCATGATGATCTTATGATGAATCTAGTTCTATTTGGCTGGTTTGCTGTTACGCCATTCTTCGGTGAAATGACAGATATTGATATGAAAAATATGCTTTATGCAGAGCAGCAAAAGTTAATTGAAGATGACTTAGTTCCGTTTGGAGTATTCGACGATGGTGTAGAAGATGAGCCTGAAACTGAACGGATAGGTGGAGACACCTGGTTCGTCCAGAAAGAGACATTCTTCTAAATCCTATTATTTATAAATAATAGTAGTGAAAAACATCGTATTATGAAAACTTATTAATTCTCAATGAAGGGGAAATACATGGCATTCCAAGTCTCACCTGGTGTGCAGGTTAAAGAAGTTGACTTGACTAATGTTGTTCCTGCCGTATCTACGTCAATTGGAGCTATTGCTGGTGCATTCCAGTGGGGCCCGGTTGAAGAGATTACTACGGTAGGCTCAGAACAACAGTTAGTTAATAAGTTCGGAAAACCTGACGGTAACACCTACAAATATTTTTACCCTGCTGCACAGTTTTTGCAGTATGGTAACTCACTGCGCGTAGTACGTGCAGCAACTGGTAACTTAAACGCTACTGCTTCTGGTACTGGTATTCTAGTAAAAAATGACGACCATTATGATACTGTAACACCTGGTGCTACAGACACATTTATCGCTCGTTTTCCTGGACTATTAGGTAACTCATTGCAAGTGTCAGTTTGTCCTGCAGACGCAACAGCTTTTGCTGGTTGGGCATATGCAGGTAGCTTTGACTCAGTTCCTGGTACATCGACTTTCTCTACTAATAACAGTGGAGATACAGCAGATGAAATGCACATTGCGGTAGTTGACCAAGATGGTGCATGGACAGGCACAGCTGGTACTGTACTTGAAACATTTGCATTCGTATCTCAAGCATCTAATGCTAAAGCTGATGACGGTACAGATAATTACTACGCAAACGTAATCAATAATCAATCTGCATATGTTCGTTGGGGAGCACATGCATCTGCGCTTACAGATGCCGGTTCTACAATTAATGGTGCAGCTGGTGCTGCTTTCGTTACAGGTTCAACAGCGCTTTCTGTTTCACTTTCTGGTGGTACAGATGATAATGCTGCTACTGTTGGCGAACTATCAACAGCCTATGACTTATTTGATGATGCCGAAACAATTGATGTTAACCTATTAATTGGTCCTGAAACTGCAGCTGCAGATGATGTGACTATGGCTAACTATATGATTGCAATCGCTGAAGGTCGAAAAGACTGTGTAGCGTTTGTTTCCCCTGCAGTTGCAGAAACAGTCAATAACGCAACAGCTGCTACGGACGTAAAAGCCTGGGCTGACGCATTGACTTCATCTTCTTACGCTGTAATCGATTCAACAGCGTTGTATGTATACGATAAATACAATGACGTATATCGTTGGATTGTCGCATCAGGTGCAGTTGCTGGTCTATGTGCAAACACAGACAATGTAGCTGACGCATGGTTCTCACCTGCTGGTTTTACACGAGGTCAAATCCTTGGTGTAACTAAGATTGCTTTTAATCCTAAGAAAGCAGCACGTGACGATCTATATAAAGCTCGAGTCAACCCAATCGTTAGCTTCCCAGGTGAAGGTATCGTATTGTTTGGCGACAAGACTGCTCAATCAAAACCAAGTGCATTTGATCGTATCAATGTGCGTAGGTTGTTCATCACATTGGAAAAAGCTGTTGCAACAGCTGCTAAATTCCAATTGTTTGAATTCAACGATGAGTTTACACGAGCACAATTCCGCAACCTAGTTGAACCGTTCTTACGAGATGTAAAAGGTCGCCGAGGTATTACAGACTTTGCTGTCATTTGTGACACAACAAATAATACTGGCGCTGTTATTGATGGTAACCGTTTCGTGGCTGATATCTATATCAAGCCTGCTAGGTCGATTAACTTTATCACATTGAATTTTATCGCTACACGAACAGGCGTTGAATTCTCTGAGATCATCGGTCAGTAAGGAGACATAAAATATGGCTATTTTAGGCGTAGATGACTTTAAATCCAAGTTGACAGGTGGCGGTGCCCGTGCTAACTTGTTTAAAGCCACACTTAACTTTCCTGGTTATGCCGGAGCAAATGTTGAGCTTGCATCATTCATGTGTAAAGCTGCTCAGCTTCCTGCTTCGATCATTGCACCAATTACTATTCCGTTCCGTGGACGTCAATTGCAAATTGCAGGCGATCGTACATTTGAACCTTGGTCAGTGACAATCATCAATGATGTTCAAATGGAAACACGCAGTGCTTTCGAACGTTGGATGAATGGTATTAATCAGCATAATGCAAATACTGGTCTAACAAACCCAGTCGACTACCAAGCCGACATGATTGTAGAACAGTTAAACAAAGCAGGTGAAACTGTGAAGCGTTATGATTTCCGTGGGACTTTCCCGACTAACATTGCAGCAATCGACGTATCGTACGATTCAGAAAATGTTATCGAAGAGTTCACTGTTGAGCTACAAGTTCAATATTGGGAATCAGATACTACTTCATAACACCTATAAATATAAGCAGAGGGGATTATTCTCCTCTGCTATTATGAGAGGATATTACATTGGCCGACTTTTTTGGTTTTGAAATAAAAAGAAAGGATCAAGAGAAGCAAGAGCGTACGCGTGCTTCCTTCGTTGCTCCTATGGATGAAGATGAGGGTATCGGCAATGTGATTAATGCCGGTGGCCACTATGGACAGTATGTCGATATTAATGGTGATAAAACAAAATCAGAAAAAGAGCTTATCCTTAAATATCGTGATATTTCATATCACACAGAATGTGATGCTGCTGTAGAAGATATTGTTAATGAAGCTATTGTTTCTGATGATGAGTCTTCGCCTGTCTCATTGATCATGGATGATTTAGATCAACCTGATCGCATTAAAAAAATGATGACAGAAGAATTCGAACATGTTGTAAACATGTTAAACATGAACTGGTATGGTCATGATATTTTCCGTCGTTGGTATGTTGACGGCCGATTGTACTACCATAAAATTATTGACGAAAAAAATCCTAAAAATGGTTTGCTTGAGCTACGACCAATTGATCCTACAAAGATCCGTAAAGTTCGCGAACTAAAGAAAGAAAAAGATCCTAAGACTGGCGCTGAAATTATAACAGGAGCCACAGAATATTTTATATTCCAAAACGATTCATTAGGAACTAAAGCACAGGGACTGAAGATTGCAAAAGATGCAATTACATATGTTACATCTGGACTATTAGATCCAAGTCGTAAACGCATTTTGTCACATTTGCATAAAGCACTGAAGCCTGTTAACCAACTTCGTATGATGGAAGATTCATTGGTAATCTATCGTCTTGCACGTGCGCCTGAACGCCGCATCTTTTATATCGATGTAGGTAACTTACCAAAAGGGAAAGCAGAAGAATATCTGCGTAACATCATGGCAAAGTACCGTAACAAAATGGTTTACGATGCTGAAACTGGTGATATGAAAGATGATAAGGAGCATATGTCAATGCTTGAAGACTTCTGGTTACCAAGACGTGAAGGCGGAAGAGGCACAGAGATCTCTACTCTACCTGGTGGCGAAAACCTTGGTCAGATTGATGATATTGAATACTTCCGTAAGAAGTTGTATAAATCATTAAATGTGCCGAGTGGTCGTTTAGAACAAGAAAATCAGTTCTCTTTAGGTAGATCTACAGAAATATCTCGGGATGAATTAAAATTCCAGAAGTTTATTAATCGTCTGCGTAAGAAGTTCTCAGCACTGTTTATTGATATTCTTAAGACACAGTTGATTCTTAAAGGT